AAACAGTCGCCGAGCCAGCCTCGCTGGCCTCGGCTAAGGCACTTTGAAATATCAGCCCGAAGCTGCCTGCCGGCGCTTCGTTTTCCGGAGTCCAATACGAAAAAAGCCCCTGAAATCAGGGGCTTTTTTCTTGAAAGGTGGTGGAGACGGCGTCCAATGCCGTAACCACTGCAAGCGCATGAAAATAAATGAATATCTAGAATTGTATTTTTCGGTATACCCCCAGAAATACCCCCACTTTAAATGCCATACCCCTTGTTTTGATCAAATTTCAGTCGTGTGTTTGCCCTGGCTTTATTTGGCACAAAATAAAATTATTGGGCGCTTTGGTGAGGTCTGGCAGCTGGTGGCAGTCGGGAACCTCGGAGCCGGGTTTGGTCTGGTGGTGCGGCTGGAAGCCGGCAGGGGCTGCCGTGGGCTGGTTCCCCGGTGGCGTGATCTGGAAGCGGCAGCAGGCCGCCAGCAGGTGCCACGGTCTGGGGGTATGTCGTGTGGGGGTATCTGCCAGGATGGCAGGTCATCACCAGGAACAGGGGCGTTCGGTTGGTGGTGGCGAGGTCTGGCAGCTGGTGGCAGCCGGGAGCCCCGGCGCGGGGTTTGGCCCGGCGGCATGGCTGGCGGTTGGGTTCAGGGCCGGAGGCCGGCAGGGTTCAGCTGTGGGCTGGTTGCCTGGTGGTGTGATTCGGCAGCGGCAGCAGGGGTACGGTCTGGGGGTATCTGCCGGGATGGCAGGCCATAGCCAGGAACAGCAGCGTTCGGGTTGGTGCTGGGGTGGTCTGGCAGCTGGCGGAAGCGGGAGCCCCGGCGCGGGGTTTGGCCCGGCGGCATGGCTGGTGTGGGGCGGTTGCCCGGTGGAATGGCCCGCAGCGCAGGCTAATTGCTTAATCTTGCCTTTAGATCAAAATATTCTTAGCACGTTTTTTGCTTAAATGATCTAGCCGTCTAATTTAATGTGTTTAAAAAATTTAAAAACAATAACTTAAAAGGCTAAGCAAAATTCATGCGCTAAAATTAAAGCATATAGCAAAATAGAATATATGGGCGCTGGGTGGTACTCGCTGCCCGCCGGCTAGACTGGGTAAGCGGCCTGGGCCTGCAACACCGGCCCGGAGCGGGGTTTGGCCCGGTGGTATGGCTGGCGGTGGGGTTCAGGGCCGGAGCCCAGCAGGGTGCAGCCGTGGGGCGGTTCCCTGGTATTCCGGAAACGGCAGCAGGCCGCCAGCAGGGTCACGGTATGGGGGTATCTGCCGGGGCGGCAGGTGTGCACCAGGAACCGGAGCGTTCGGGCTGGTGCTGGGGTGGTCTGGCAACTGGTGGCAGCCGGGAGGCCCGGAGCGGGGCTTGGTCCGGTGGCATGGCTGGCGGTCAGGCTCAAGGCCGGAGGCCGGCAGGGTGCAGCCGTGGGCCGGTTCCCTGGTATTCCGGAAACGGCAGCAGGCCGCCAGCAGGTGCCGCGGTCTGGGGGTATCTGCCAGGGCGGCAGGTGTGCACCAGGAACCGGAGCGTTCGGGCTGGTGCTGGAGTGGTCTGGCAGCAGGTGGCAGCCGGGAGCCCCGGAACTGGGCTTGGTTCGGCGGCATGGCTGGCGGTTGGGTTCAGGGCCGGAGGCCGGCAGGGGCTGACGTGGGCCGGTTCTCCGATGGTGTGGCGCGGCAGCGTCAGCAGGGCCGCCAGCCGTGGGGGTACATCGTGTGGGGGTATCTGCCAGGTCGGCAGGTCATCACCAGGAACCAGGGCGTTCGGGTTGGCGGTGAGGTCTGGCCGCTGGTGGCAGCCGGGAGCCCCGGCGCGGGGCTTGGCCCGGTGGTATGGCTGGCGGTTGGGGTCAGGGCCGGAGGCCGGCAGGGTGCAGCCGTGGGGCGGTTCCCTGGTATTCCGGAAACGGCAGCAGGCCGCCAGGAACAGCAGCGTTCGGGTTGGTGGTTGGGTGGGCTGGCAACTGGCGGCAGCCGGAAGGTCTGGCGCGGGGTTCAGGGCCGGAGGTTGGCAGGGGCTGCCGTGGGGAGCGGTGCCCGGCGGTGTGATCTGGAAGCGGCAGCAGGCTGCCAGCAGGTGCCACGGTCTGGGGGTATGTCGTGTGGGGGTATCTTCCAGGGCGGCAGATCATCACCAGGAACCGGGGCGCTCGGTTGGTGGTGGCGAGGTCTGGCGGCAGCCGGGAGGCGGGAGCGGGGAGCGGGGTTTGGTTCGGTGGCATGGCCGCCAGTCGTGGGGGTATCTGCCAGGGGGCAGGCCAGCACCAGGAACAGGGGCTTTCGGGCAGGTGGGGCACTGGCAACCGTAGGGTGGTTGCCAGTGGTAAGGCCTTCGGGCTGTTTGTTACTGAATGCTTTTAGGTGCGGGCGTGTTGGTCTTCAGTAGGCGGTTGTAATTTCTTTTGGCATTGCCTTTTGCCGCTTCCTGAAGAAAGGCCGCCTCCCCTTCTGTTAGCTCGCCCTGGAACTTAAGCAACAGAATCATTCCGGCGGCCATGCTCATATACCTTTCAAGCTCTAGTTCAGTTTCTGCGATTTCCATATTCTGGAATGCTCCGCCCAGCGGGTGGTATCTGTAACGTTTCCTGAATTCTTCACTGGTCATCATGGTGCCCTCTTTGTGGATCGGTTGGAGCTGAGGGTTAATCCTTCAGCCCCAGCAGCATTTCTTCACCGTCAGCGTTTACGCGCACCTGAATTTCGCGCAGGATCTCGAACATGAAGGCCTCAAGGTGTGGAGCAAGGCCGTCACCGTTGACTTTAATCAGGGCGTCACCTTTGGCGAGGTTGCGGGTTTTCTGTTTGGTGTACTCTATTTCGGCTTCCGTTTGCTTTTTCAGCAATGCAGCGGCATCTTCACGTATTTTGTTTTCCTTTTTAATTTGGTCTGTGATCCCCCACTTCTCCCGAAAACTATCAGCATTGGAATAGAGGTCGAACAAGCTTCCAACAAGCTTGGTTGATTCACCGAAGGTGCTACCGATAGTTTCAGCAAGGGCAACCACTTTTTCGGCATTAGCTTCTGCCTCCGCAATGTTCAGGCTTACCCTGCCTTCAATCAGCGCTATCTTCTCGTTGCTCGACAGTTTCTCCATCTGGATATAATAGTCTTCGCTCTTTGCAATGGCCTTTTCGGTTTTGCTGGCGGTGTCATCCAAAGATTTGCCGGTTTTGATGATGCCGCCGCTCCAGCTGTTCACCTTACCGGTGGCCTGGTCGTAACCGAGCGCCAAAGACTTGTTGTCCTTCGCCAGTTGTTTAGTTGTGTAACCAACTTCGTCCAGCGCGCCACCGTTCTTCTTGGCCTCGTTGGTCAGCCGGTCCAGTGCGTTCGATGAGCGGCCAAGGTTCTGTTCAGTGCCGCCCATGGCACTGTCTAAATCCTTATGCTTGTTGGCGGCATTCACCAGCTCGTCAGCGTAGTCCTGCCAGGAACTTTGTGTTTCCTTGGTGGCTACCTGGGTATCCTGAAGCTTCTTTGCCAGTTCATCGTTAATGTTCCGCAGGTCCTGGGTATCCTTAACAAGCTTCTGCTGTGCTTCGGATACGGGCCCCATGGCATTTTTTATCTTCTCCAACTCATCTTTGTTGAACTGCTCATACAGCCAGCCGCCAATGGACTTCCCAAACTTGTCTTCTAGTGGCTTGATAATGGAATCGTTTATAACGGTCCCGATCCCGTAGCCGCCAGCGAGGGCCAAGCCAACAAGGCCGCCTTTGCCGGCAACCGTTGCAATGGATTTAACGCTGTTCAGGTTGCCTATCAAAGCCTTGAAGCCTTGCGCACCTGCCAAGGCGGTAAGCCCTTTCCCGACAGACTCAAGGCCGGAGCCAAGCCCACCGAGAAGCGGCAGCACGGTATCAATTGCTTTTGACAGGCCCAGCAGTTCACCTACCGTTTTTTTAGTGGCCTCGTCCCAGCTCTGGAACTCTTCAATACCGGTGCCAATTGCTACAAACAGAGGGTTAAGCCCGCTAATAATCCCGCTGCTAACGTTGGTCAGGGCGGTGAAGGCATCCACTATTTTTTGTAGCGCTTCCTCGAGGCCTTCAACCGTGCTCAAGTCAATATCGCCAAAGACGGTTTTGAAGGCTTCTTGCAGTTCGCCCCCCAAATCCCCAAAAGCATCCAGTAGGCCGGTCAGGTCCACCCCTTCAAAGGCTTCCGGTAGGTTCTCGGCAATGAGGTTAATCCGGTCTGCGAGATCATCCAGGCCAGTGCGCAGGGCACTAAACAGAACGTCCGCATTATCGCCTTGCAGGGCTTCCCGGAAACTGTCTACCAGGTTGGTGGTAGCGTCAGTCACATTCTTTGTTTGGTCGATATACTGAAGCCCAGCGGTTGCCGCTGCCGTTGTAAAGGCCGCGTTCAGCTGTTTCAGCGCAAACTCCGCTGATTCTGTCTTGGTCTGGAATTCCGCCAGGGCAGAACCGCCGGACTCCATCGCAATCTTTAAAATTTCCTCTGACCGCTCGGCATTGTTGAGCACTGCCAGAAACCGGCTCATCTGTTCCGCGCCGGCAATTACGGTAGCAATCCGCTGTTTCTCGTTGTCATCAAGGCCCCGTGTGGCGTCAATCAGGTCATACAGCACGTCTTTTGTATTTCGGCGTTCCCCGTTCACTTCAAGCTGAATGCCTAACTCGTCTTCCAGCAGTGCCGCCCTTTCCTTGGTGGGCTTAATAAGGTTGGAGATGGCGGTTCTCAGTGCGTTGGCCGATTCCGATCCGGACCGGGTAACTTCCACTACCGGCGTCAGCAGCGCGGCGGTTTCCTCAAAGCTCAAGCCGAGGGTTTTTGCCACTGGGCTCAGAATCTTGAAGCCTTCCCCCAGCTGAGAAACCGAGGCCCCGGCGTTGTTAGATACACCGTTCAGCACATCTAGCAAGCGGGCCGCTTCTTCTGCTGGCGCTTGGAAGCCGGCTAGCGTGCCTATCAACAGTTCGCTCGATTGCTGTGTAGTGAGGTCCGCAGCGTTTACGGCTAGAAGCGACTGTTCCACCAGGGTCAGCGAGTCATTCATATTGAAGCCGGCTTGCCGGAAATCCGCCGTACTCTGGATTACTGAGGCTGCATCAACTCCAAACTGACTAGACAGGTTACTGAAGGTTTCCGAGTAATCGCGGGCGTTCCCTTCGCCCTCCCCCATAACCTTCTGAAGGTCGATCAATGCCGCCTCAAAACTAATGGCTTCTTTGGTGGCAAAGGCAAGCATAGCAGCGCCGGCAGTGACTAGAGCGCCTTCCAGCTTTAGCACGGTGTCTGCAACATCGGCCATGGGGCCGGTGATCTTGCCCGCTTTATCTGTAAAAGCATCCAAGTTACGGCCAACAGAGGCTATTGCGCCCCCGGTTTTATCTACGCCGCCAAATATCAATTCAATGGTTTTCGTGAGGTTTGCCATGGTCAGGGCCCTTCGTATGGCTTGTGTTTGGCCCCGCTGGGCTGGCCTGCCCGTGTGCGGGGTCTCCGGCCCCATTTAACATTAAGGGCCGGTAGTGGTCAGGGCAGGAAATTAGCCGTGTTTCTTGTCTTGAAATCGTGGCGTTTATCGCGTAAGTCAGGCCGTGATGGTAGGCGGCCCGTTTGCTGGCGGAAGGAATGAGGCAACCGTAAGCCGGCTGCCTCATCGGGGGTTATTGTTGGTAGGGGTTACTGTTGCTTATCACATAAACAACTTCGAACGTGGCTAGAACAATCATCTCTTTCTGACCTTCTGCCGGGAAATCCAGCGTTGAACCTGTATAGCTGATACCTTTGCACAGCCCGCCTAATGTGTGGTCCGTGGTCAGTGCATCATCTAAAAGGCGGGACAACATGTCGTTCCCCTGAATGCTTGAGTTTACCGAGAAGTCACGGGCCGCCAGCTCGGCAACTTGTACCGTCACGGTGCAATCATACTTCCCGTATTTGTTTTTCTCCGTGGTTTCAGTTGGGTCCCAAAGCGCTCTCACTGGCAAGTCAGATTCGCTATCAATCCGGTCAGCACGGGCCGCCCCGATCCTGTCTGCAAACGCCTGAACAACTTGTTCTCTAATACTTTCTGGCATCAGTAGCCCCTCAGAATGTCATCTAGTTTTTTGTTGAACTGCTCTACCTGGTATTCAGCAAGTGATTCGGATAATTCATCTTTAACGTCAGTGAACACCTGGGAAAGCGAAGGGCCGTAAAGCTTCAGTTTGCCGTCTTTTCTTTTCGCCAGGGCTGGGAGGTTTGAGTTTTTCAGCTTCGGAATAATGAACCACTCCGGGCCAAGTTTTAGCGGGGGTGCATTCGGCTTAATCTTTACCTTTAGTGGCTGGTCAAGGTTCGCCACGGAGAAATACCCCTTTTTGTACTTCAGCAGGGAGCCATAAGAGGCCCGGCCCG